GACAGATACATGCATGACAAACTCCGAACTTGCAAGTGAGTGCAAATGAAAAACCCCGGCCGCGCACTCGCAACACGGCCGGGGCTCGATTGGGTCAGGCCACCGTGCCAAACCCGCAGACGGAGACCAAGTTACTTGGTCAGATTTTGTATCGCGAGTATCGCTTCCTCGTAGGTCCGTGGTGTCGTGGGCTCGAACTTGATCAGCTCGTGCGTCCCGAAACGGAAACGGATAATCGACAGTAGTTCGGACCGTCCGGTTTCACGTTCTCGCCGTCGGGCCATCTGCAAGAGTCCTCGGACCATCTTCTGCTCGCCGCCGATGATAGAGATAGCCAACAAACTGCGTCGCAGTTCTCGCCACTCGGCGGGAGAACAATCTTTTGGACAGGCGTCGGCTTCGTGCAGATCAGCCAGTGTCCGGGCTCGTTCTGTGTTGAGCCAGTTGGTTACAACGTACACGGTCCGATCGCTGGGGGTCTCGTAGACCTCCTCCGTGTCCGCTGCGTGGAGCTGGCTGGAGACGAATACGGAATTTGCGGCAAACATTGCGGAAAACACGAGGGCCAACAGGGCAGCGCAGGTCAGCATAGATTTCATGGTCAGAATCCTTTTGCAAGTGGGCAAGTGAAAAACCCCGGTCGTGCACTTGCAACACGACCGAGGCCTGTTTGAGTTTAAGCCGACAGGCTCCAACTCACAGATTAAACAAGCTCTTCGACAGATCTCGCGACCGGGTACTCCAAGCGTAGGTCGCTTCTAGACCGGACTACGGTCAGTCAATATCGTCGTCGAAATCTTCATCCTCGTCGTCATCTTCAAAGTCGTCATCGAAATCGTCGTCATCGAAATCGTCATCGTCGTAATCTCCGAAATCGTCATCGAAATCGTCATCGTCGTCATCAAAATCGTCATCAAAATCGTCATCTTCGTCGTCTTCATCCTCGACCTCCGGGTACTCCAAGCGTAGGTGACTGAAGTCCGGCTCCAACCCGACCAGACCCTCGACCAAGGCCGTTTGCAGTGTCCGTCGCATCGGCTCCCAGTAGCCCCCTGTCATTTTCTCGATCAGTGCTTCCACGGAGTCCTTGGTCTGGTTCGTCAGGACATGGGCAACGGCTTCTCGATAGCGGGGGCTGCCCCAGTAGAAAAGCTGATCCAAGTCTGCCGGGTGTCCACCGCACATGATGCGGTGCAGCGGAGACTGGGACTCTCCGGCGGAATTGAGACTTCGCGGGCTGTGGACTGTGAACCGATCCGTGGTGAACCAGTCTGCATAGTCCGCGGGGAGAGCCCACGCCGTTCGTGCGAACTCGACAGAATCTTGGAAGTGTGAGTGGGTCTCCTCCAGCCCTGACCACGCTTTCTTCAAAGCTTTTCGCTGGGCCACGCTGTCACGAACAGCCCAAAAAATACCCATTGTGGCTGTAAGCAAAGCGGCGATGAGCAACTGAACAGCGGCACCGACCAGAAAGCCTACAATATGTGTATCCATGATCAAAATCCTTTTGCAAGTGGGCAAGTGAAAAACCCCGGTCGTGCACTTGCAACACGACCGGGGTCAAAGTTCGGGCAATTGCCCGGACGATACCGATGGGTGATTCATCACACCCTTCCCACTTGATTGGCGGGTTCCCAACACATAGGCTGCTGCAGCCTAGTGGCCGCGGAAACCGGTCTTGTCATACCGGCGGATGGCTCAGAGAAACTTCCCACTGGCCGAGGAGCCTGCACACCACATTGATTTGCGATGTTAGCGCAGGCGAACGGGATGCACCCGTTGGATGAAAACCTAAAGGCTCTCACCAAGTATTTATGACCCGTTTTTGGTCTAAGTTTAGTCTACATCTTGTGCAGAACGGCGGCCCGCCCGCCACGGTGGGACGTGGCACGGAAGACGTGGATTTCACGGACGCCAAGCAACTGTTTCAGCTGCAGAACATACTCAGGAGCCAGCCCGGCCAGGCAAGCCTTGATTGCGTTGTAATCGACCTGAGCGGACGGACCACACTGGCCGCAGCCGGCCTCTTTTCGGGGTGGTTCTCGCAGGCATGGGATCGTCCCGAACACTTGGGGCTGAGCCAGCATCTGGGCGATTGCGGCGTTGTCCAAAACGAGAGCCATCACACAGACTCCGAACTGGGGACAGATCCGACATAGAACGTACCAGACGGTTGCAGATTGTCCAAGGCGTTGAGGGCATCGATCAGGGCGGTGACCTCTTTCAGGATCTGATTCCAAGCGTCTTCCATCTCGACCGCCGATGGCAGCAGGTAGTCCACCACATGGTGGCGGAACCACGCCGGACTGGCATTCGGAGCCGGGGTGTCTGCCGGATAGTCTACCAGGTCAGTCGGACTGCAGACCCCTTGGGGCTCGGCGATCTGCACATCCGTGTCAGGGTTTGGCGGTAATGCCAAGTACAGGAACAGCTTTGGGTCCATGTTGTGGGATGTACTGGCCACAGAGACACGGAGTCTCCGGGTGTTACCGGACACCGAAATCTCACGGTCGAGCTCTACCCAGCGGTCAGACATTTTGAGTCCCTGTTAATTCAATTTCCGGAAATTCAACGCTCTGCCGGGTGTATGGTCGTCACTCCACGGCGGGGGCTGTTACTCCAGCGGACATGTCGCTTCTCCGGACGCGGTGCAAAGTTGACGGCTGCTGCGCCGGCTTGGTACATCTGCAGCCCAATCGTGACATCCCCTTTGTTATTTTCCAGCCGGGCGTCTGGGATGTCCATCGACATCAGTGTCGGAACGTGCGCCAGCCATAACCCGCCGCTGCAGAATATGACGTTTCCGTCGGCAGGCCAAGGTCGCTTTTTGGCCTTGTACCAGTCGGAGGCCTCGCACCAGTCTTTCCAACGCTGGCTGACGCCGTATCGATACAGCGGTCCGACCCATCTCGCCCCGGCCGGCCAGCCCGTTATGGCGGCTTCCAGCATCAGATCCAGCCAGTTCGAATCCACGATCTCGGCATCGTCGTCCAGCCAGACCAGCCAATCTGTCTGCAGAGGCGGCTCACGGAACATACGCCGCATCACCGGATACTTGTACAGATTCGCGTCCGAGAGCAGGAGATGGTCGACGTCTCCCCGCAGCTGCAGCAGTTCCAGATAGTTGATGCTATCTCGGCACAGCGCATTGCCTCCGACACGTATTTCGACCTGCTCCTTGGCTGTCGTTCGCAAGACGCCGTCGAGACAACGTTTGAGCAGCGGAAAGTGGTCTCCGTACCCCAGTATACAGAGGGTTACCTTGCCGCCGACCAGCGGATCAGCCCATACGGCCGCCGTCGAAGTCTGGGCACGGGTTGGCACGGTTTCTATGTCCGGCAATGCCGGTTTCGGAGGTTCCACGACTGCGATTTTTACGACGCATCCGTCAGGCCGTGTTGTCTGGATGGTGTTTCCGACCGGAGGCAGCATGGGCAGATCCTTGAGCTGGGGGCTGGTTCGCGGGAGCGTCCCGTCAATGTAGTAGGACAGTACGTTGTGGCAGACGATTTCTGGTGTGATCGAGGCCAGGCAACTGCTGACAGCCTGCTCTCCATGGTGTGTCTGTTGCGTGCAGACCAAGGCTAACGGGTGCCTACGGCTCTCCACCAAGGCGTTTTTACAGCAGCCACTGTGCTCACAACAGGAAAACTGGCCGATCGTATGCAAATAGCGGTGCGGAACCTTGATTTTTCCGCTGGCTGAGCCAAAACCTGGGTTTTCATTGGTATAGGCCTCCCACCACCACGCTTCGCGGCCTCCTGCGATGACAACACAGGGCTTTTCAAAGGCCGCTGCGATGTGCATCAGGGAGGTAATGCCACAAATGACCCCTTCAGCCTTAGAAACTAGCTCGAAAAGGCCTGGAATCTCAGTGGTATGCCCTACGAGATCCGTGACACCTGTCAATTTCGGGTTGATGAAGCTTCCGGCACCGACCTGGACGAGTTTTATGCCCCAACAGGTCAGTATTTCCACCAATTTCTGCCAGTAGTGGAGACTCCAAGCCTTGGCGGGCATGTCGGGCTTCCATCCAGGGGCAATAATCCAGTACGGGCCGTCTATTCGCGGGGCTAGCCCGCGACCGGGGTACAAATCGGGCTTCGGAACCGAAATTTCGAGGGAAATCCCCAGTTTTTCAGCAAAAATATCGTAAAACGCACCCAAAAAGTGCCTTTTGTGACCAGCTTGGGCCTTTTTCATGGCCTCTCCGTACCGGATCTGAATCACCCGCCCGTTGTCATCATATTTTCGGGCGTAGGGGTTGCCATCCCACGTCGGTTGGCAGTTCGTCCAGACTCCAATCTGGTACCGGCCTGGATACTGCTGGGCGAGATCTCGTACAGCGGCTGTCATGACAACAGCATCACCCAAGGCATTTGAAAGCTCCAGCGTGATCCGTTCACTCATCAGCGTAGGCGTTCCTCCAGAAGTCTCCATTGCGTTGCATCTGGGCTTCTGTGAATCGCGGAAAACGGACGTGTTCACGCCCTTTTCTGATACCTCGGACGGTCACGACGACATAATTAGGCAGACCGTACCCTTGGACGGCGGCACAGGTCAGCCACAACAACACGCTACTCCGGGTCGACATCGGGAGTGGCCGGATCTCGATGTCTGCGCTCACCATGGCCGGCCGGTCTGGAACACAGGCCACGGCCACGATCGTATGCTCCTCGACCGTCTCGCAGAACAGGCGATCCAGCTCGTAACTGATATAGGTCGCTCCGACAGCCACGCGTACTGTGTCCTCGAACCACACTTGGGGACTTTCGACACAGATCAGTCCGATCGGACCTTGGGAGCTGGGTACGATCGCATATTTGTCCCCCGGAGGACCTTGCGGACCGACCTGACCCTGCGGACCGGGGGGCCCAGGCGGGCCTGTCGGACCGTCAGGACCTTGCGGACCAGCCGGACCGGCCGGACCTTGCGGACCGACACCGCCATCGGCACCGTCTGCTCCGTCGGCACCCTGCGGCCCTTGCGGTCCTTGAGGTCCTTGAGCTCCGGTAGCTCCTTGCGGACCCTGCGGACCTGCTGGACCCTGTGGCCCCTGCGGACCCTGCGGACCCCACCCTCCCTGAGGACCCTGTGGACCCTGGGGACCTTGAGGTCCGAGATCGCCCGGGGGACCCTGTGGCCCTTGCGGACCTTGCGGCCCCGGATTTCCTCGGGGACCCTGGGGCCCTGGTGGCCCTTGTGGACCTTCTGGACCGGACGGCCCGAAGATCAAGGCTTGAGGGCTGTAAACGGGTGGTGGAACCGCTGGCAGCTGGCACGGCAGATTGAAGACAATATCTTCGATTCTGGGCGGGCTGATGGGTATACACGGAGTATTGAAGGCCGGTTGTGTCACAGCAGCCCTCCGTCAGGACGACCGCGAACCTTGGACACATCAACAACGATTCTTAGCAGGCTTGCGTCGTTGGCATCTCGTTCGATGCTGATCCCAGGTCCGGCCGTCAAGCGGACAGCTGGCCCGGTGACCCCGTTAACCGAGCGGATTGTTTCACGGCAAGTAGGGCCGCCGCTCAGCAAACTCCCCGAATCCGGCGGGACCTCACCTTCGAATTGAGGAACCTCAGAGCAGGTCGAACCAGCTCCGGCCCCTTCGATGGCGGCGATGATGAGGCCGTTCGCCGAAGTACTGTAGCTGATCTGGCAGTTGTGTCCTTCCCGGAACTTGATTGCTCCCGTGAGACACCGGGCCGCGACCAGATAGGCCTTGGTGGCTCCCGGCTCATCCGTTGTTTTTGTCCGCTCGCGATTGGCCAGACTGACGGACCGCACGTAGGTCTGGTCGGTGTCCTGGATCAACGCGGGTTCGAATGTGTGTTTGTCCGGGTCCGGCGTGCCAGGATTGTCGGTGGCCCACGCCACAGCTGCGGCGACGTCTCCCAATGTCAAAAATCCGTACCACAGCAGTTGATTGGTGCAGTTGTCGGGATTTCCCCCGGCCTCCAACCCTGTCGCCTCGGCAAACACTGTCTGGTATTCCGCATCCGAGTCTGTCGGCACAGAGAATACGATGTCGTTCCCCGCCAGGCCCGGAGCGTCGGAACGGCAGGTCAGCAGCAAATTGTCGCCGGACACCTCCAGCGCGTGGAGGACTACCGAATGTGTACCTTGGACGAACCCCGAGTAGGCACAAAGGTTGAATCCGGCGTCCAGGAGAACGGAATTGGGCATCTCCGCACCGACCCCCTGCTCGATAGCATCGGTGCTAAGCAGCGGATACCGGCGATTTCTGTTGTCGTCGTAGTAGGAAGTCCTGGCCATGTTACTTTCCGGAAGCGAATTCTATGACCAAGTCTCCAGATTCTCCCGGATGGACACGCAAGGCCGGAAAATCTGTCAGAGTCTGACTGGCGAACAGGTAGAACATACCACGAGCATTGGGTGCGATGCCATTGATTGTCTTGAGGTAGTTTGGAGCCGTGAAACTGGCAGTCTCGCCGCACTGTGCTCGCCGGAACAAAGGATCTCCGACGATATCGATACGTATCGTGCCGTCTTCTTCGGTCAGCAGGACTCCGTCTTCACCCACCAGCCAGACGTCCCCTGTGACCGTGGTCGCCCCGTCAGTAACGCCTTTGGCGTAGATTTGAGGATCTGGAATAGTCGCCGAGGCCACAAAACCAGCTGCCGCGAAGGTGTGTGTACCCAATTCCCAGTTCTGTAGCAGTGTCAGCTGATCCACATCCGCCAGCAGCAGCCCGGCGGGTCGTCCGACGGCGTCTTTCAGTGGCAGGACACCAGAAGGATTGGTCAAATCGACGACGCAGGAGCAGGAGTCCCCGGAATCGTCTCCGATAACCAGTGTGGCCTGCAGACTGGCCACGACGACGCTCGTCAGTCGCTGCGGGAGCGTCCGACCAGGTGGATGCAGAACGGCGTCGATGAACGTCAGATTCGTAAATCCGTACCCACGCGACCCTGTCAGCACCGCGTTGTCTGCAAACGGGTACAGGGTGTCGTAATTGTCGTCGCGGTACTGCGGATGAACGATACGCATCAGAATGTATCCAAGACCATATAACCGAATTTCGCACCGGCGCCGCTGGCGTGGAAACCGAACTGACCTGAGCTAGGGTAGAGTGCCGGCTGACTCAGCACTTGGAACCAGTATCGTTGACCCACGCCGTCATTGACAGACAGATCTGCGATGAAGGCCCGGAAATCAACATAGCCCGGTCGTCCAGGAGCGTTTGTAACCCATAGGTCCAGTTTATACCAATGGGTCGGATCGAGATCAGGAAGCTCCATTTCTCCCAGCGGGGTGTCGAACACAGCTCCATTTGATCGACAGAGTTCCATTGTCTTCCGGGTGTAATTCAGCCGCAGTGTCAGAAACGTCGTATAGGGCACTTGGTACCGGATAAACACCGGATCAACAGGATTACCCCAGTTCAGCAGCATGCCCGCCGCGCTGGCGGCGGCCAGTTGTACCGCGACGGTGAGTTTTACCTCCTCGGTGTCGCCGTAACCCAGTCCGTTACCCATCAGAGCGATTGCACCGGAGAACGCCGGAAGACCAGCCACACCTGCTGACATATCTTTTACGGTCAGCGACCTGTAGTCGGCAGACCGTTGGCCGTAGTCCGAGCTGACCCACACCGGCGGCACAGTTGTCGAGTAGTCCCAGCCCCCGAACAGAGGCTGCAGGGTCATGGTTTCTTCGTTGATGTTCGTCTGGAACTTGCTTCGGAAGAAGCGCAACGGCAGCGGGTAGGTCGGTGTAAACACTTGGATACCCGGCTCCGGTTCGATACCGCCGTCGCCACCGATAGGCTTCTCGTCAGTAACCGAGTAGGACACCGTGTTCATGTTGATTTCGCTGATAACGCTCAGGCTCTCGCAGACGTCGTCGCCGCCGAAATTCGCGTGCTTGGCGGCCCCGCAGATGTCCGCGAGTGTCACTTCTGTGCCGAGCAGCAGCCCGTTGGGGATGGACACCACATCCAGCCCGGTAATGGCCATGGTGATGTTACCCGCCACGTCCGGAGTGGCATCTCCGAGCCGCTCGATAGGTGGTGAGTCGCAGGTCCCGCTCTCAGGCCGCCCGCCGCAAGGCCCGGTGTACTTTTTCAGAGACCCGGAGCTGGCGAGGCGGAGCACAACGGCGTCGCGCAGCTGGCCATCGATCAGCCGGGGCTGAATCACGACATCCATATCGCGACCTGGGACCAGCTGGACGATATCGGCCAGCAACTTGGTGACATTCTCTTTCGCGATCGAGGTAACTGGCTTCGGTGCGTATCCGCGGGCCGTTTTTGCCAGCAGGAGGCTCTGAGACGGTAGTGTGAACTTACCGGAGTATGCGTCACCGACACCAAACACGATCCACCCACCGACACCCGCCAGCAGTGGGGTCAGCTGGTAAGGTTTGGATTCGACGGCCGCCCCTTTGACGGACAACCCCACCACCGGGATTCCGGGCTGGTCGAGAGATTCCGATACGTTGATAACACAGCTGACCGTACGGGAGGAGAAGTTGATGGCACTTAAAAACGCGTACTGTCCGAGCGACGCAGGAAACCGCAGGCACAGATCGACAATCAGGCCGTCCGGGAGTGTAAGACCTGAATCGGACACCTTCGTGGCCCTGTCGTCCAGCGGATATCCGCGAGACGCATTGAGATCGTAGAAATTGGGATTAACGGTAGTCACACGACGTCCTTATCAGAACCAGCCGCTAATCGGAACAGGCTTTGCGATCACATACGGGCCAGACTTCTTGCCGCTCGGAGAGATTGTGGCCGTCACTTTGAGCTGGTTTCGCGGTGGTGGCGGATACGGGGTGCTGACATCAAAGACATCCACGACCTCAACAGTGTAATCGACTGTCAGTTTTTCAGGAACTCCGCCCAGCCTCAAATCAGACTTCAGGAATGAGAAGAACAGGTACGTCTGGACACCTTCCCCAAGTGTCTCCCAGTCGATCCAGTAGGTAGGCCAGGACCCGGAGAGCACCAAGGGACCGATTTGCCGAGGGTTGGGTGGGCTGTTTTCCTCCTTGCCGCAGACACCGCCCGTAAAGTCTGGCAAAAACGTAGGGACGATCCCGTGCTCAGTGCTGCAGTTGAACACATGGCGGACTTTATTGTGCCCGTTCACGAACAATTCCTGCGGATGCGAATAATCGGCTACAATTCGGATCGACTCTGTGCCGCCGACTTCGACGGCCTCGTAGATGGTCATGTACAACGGATTGGCCAGATTCGGCAACTGGGACCAGTCGTTCGTGACATTCGTATGGGCTTCAACGGCGTCGTCCGTCAGCTTCAGAATATGCCGCAGCCGTTCATTGAGTTTGCGCTCCTCTTCGTACACGTCCAGATAGTCGGAGCAGCGACTGCAGACAGTGCAGTTATTGCCGAGACGCAGTGTTGCCGGGGCTAGGCTGGTAGGGTCAGTCCGGATATAGGGCGGCCGGATAAACAGGCAGTCAGCCGCGGTCAGCAAAATGTTTCCGTTGGCGTCCGCATAAACCCCGTTAATCGAATGCAGGGCCGGGACAGAGTCTTGGCAGCTCGGAAACACTCCTCCACCGGCTCCCGGAGCGGCAGATATCACGAGGGATGAGATCGTACCAGCCAGTCCGACCGATTGGGTCGGAGCAAACGACTGGGCGATGTTGGGAACGGAGCGGATAGCGGCCGAAGCCGCCTGGTCGATCTGGATGTTGTAGCCGGGCTTGAACACGATATTGCCGGTCAGCAAGTCGGTACCCACCTGAATAGACGTCACCCGCTCGGTGGTCAACTCGTACGTGCGCTCATCCAATAGGCCGGTGTTTGTATACAGGTGGACCGGTATCCCAGCGCCGAGTTGTTCCAAGATTCGCAGATCACCGGCCTCCGTAATCAGAGACACGCTTTCCTCGGTGACACGGGCCACCTCTGTGAGGCCGTGGTCCAGTTTCGTATGCTGAACGACGCGACAGACCTTGTCGTCAAAAATCCATTCATGGATATAGAATCGATTGCCGAACGCCCGCCCCTTGTACGTGTGGGCCTCTGTCGTATCGCAGACCACGTATCCGTTACTGTCCTGGACGACCAGGTCGCACTGATGTTCGTCGGCCAGTCCGGGCGGTTCCAGCAGCAACGGCCTTCCGAAGTGGGACAGCTGTGAGATATGCAGCGGCGGTACCACGACACTGTCGGAATAAGACAGCCAAAAATCGGCCAAGAGGCCTTTGATATCGGCGTCCGGATGCACAAACGGGTAGTTCGAGCCGAAGAAATCGACGCCCATTCCGCGGCCGGCATCTGGAGAAATTGGGTCCGTCATTATGTCTCCGAGGCCAAATTATTCAGCGATACCGAGATGTTCCCGGAGCCAATCTTACTGTTGACCACGTTCGTCTGCAGTTCCTGTACTTGGGCAGACAACCGGCTGTTGAATTGCTGCAGAGTCGTCACAGTGCTTTCCAGACTCCGCAGGACCCGCACGATCTCCGCGAGTTCCGTGGCCCCACAACAAGGCTGGCAGCAGACGTCTGTGATTTTAACACCGTTGGCGATTGTCGACAGCTGCAGGCAATTGTCACCCAGCAGCGTGAAATTCTGACGAACGTCACCGGCGATCCCGTTGATTGTGCGAATGGGGGGTGCCGGATTGACGATACAGTCACAGGTGGCTGTAAAGCCATCTCCCGGAATCGCATCGATACGGATCTCTGGGTCTTTTCCCGGAGCGACCACTGTGGTGAGACGAATGTTGGGACCGGACGTCAGTACGACGTTGTTACGCAGCCGCGGACCGAGGATTCCGCCTTGGGACGTGGACAGCGAGCTGACACCACGAATCATGGGTCGTATTGCGTCCGGATCAAGTGCGGCTCCGGCGGCATCGAAGTGGTAGACCCCCGGCGGGATCTGGTCGATGTCGACCAGGCGTCCGATCACGATCTTGCCGTGACTGTCTTCAAAATCGTTGACACCGACCAAGGCGTAACGGTTGTACTCTTGGAAGCCTGCCCGGGCTATGCTGCTGGTCGCGACAACCGGCGGAGACCCGCTCTGATCGTCGTAGGCGACTTCCAGTGTGTAGCCGCCTCCGAAAATTGCCAGTGTTTTGATGAAGAAGGCCTCGGCAGCCAGCTCGGCCGCCGCTGCGATCGGTAAGCACAGCTCTGCAATGAAACTGTCCGGGATGCTGATCGAGTCTGTCAGATCCCGCTTGGACGCATGTTCGGCCAGTGGATACGACCGCTGGGTGCATGCGTTGAGCCATTCGATATTGAAGTACTGAGGCACGAGATCATCCTTGAACCAGAACTGCGGTAGGTCGGACGATTCCGATTTCTGGAGAGTACCCATCGCTGGAGGTGCGGCTGATAGTCAGCAGCAGTGTGTCGCCAGCCGCAATGTCGATATTCGGCATGGTTACTGTGACATACGACTGCCCAGCCACGATGGCTCCCGGGGCCGGCATCACCAACGCCGTGTCCGTTGTCGGCAGGGCCTGCGGAGTTTCGGTGCCAGCCGGGATGCGGCGATAGCCAACTGTGAGCACCGGCAACGTACCGGCGGCGGCGCCGATGATCGTAATCCGGAAAGAGATCTTTGGGGACGCAGGCAGACCGGCCAGCGGAATGTAGTACACGCAGGTGACCGAGGAAGGCTGCCCAGGCGGAAATCCGAGGTACGGCAAACCGGATTCGAACCGTTCTTTAGTGCTTGTCATCCGGATTGTGGCCGGGGCAATTTCACGATCTGTCGGGTCCACTACCAAGCCGATCGTCACCCGACCTTGGTACATCGTCCCGACATTCGGCACGACGACGCTCTTGTCCGAAGACAAGACAACGTTTGCACCGCTTGCAATGAGGCCTTCGACAACGGGTCCGGACGTGAACTTTCCGTCGGCAATCGCTTTCAGGACGTTGTATCCGGCAACCCCGGTAGCACCCAGCGTCAGGGCCAGATCTGCGTCCACTACGAGATCGCCGGATTTGGCCGGATTACCTGCGGCGTCGGTTACCGTCACAACACTGCCCGTCTTGGCGGTCAGACTGGTGACCATCGTCCCGGCCGCGTCGTACAGGACACGGGAGAAGCAGACCGCCAGCCGCATCTTTTCCGTTCTCGGACAACTGCCCGGGACAACCACCGGAACCGATTCCGATCCGTCGAGGAAGTCCGCCGTTGCCGGCCATGGCACGTCGTCGTAACAGTCGGACATCCACCAAATACCATGCTTGTCGATGACGGCCAGATCGGGCGGGACTTCCGTGCCGCCGATACGGCCTTCCCCCCGGTCAAACACCAGTACAGCGGCCTCCAACGGGAATGGAGGCCAGACATACGGCAGCTGCGGGTGCTTGGAGATGTTGTAGCCGAACTTCGCATTTGCCGGCGCGAGCCCCGAAAACACCGCATGATCGGCAGGCAGCCAACCCTCGACGGCCGTATCGGCGTTGGTGATCGTGTGGCGGTGTCCGATCGCAGGCGGTAAGGCGTCACCAGCCGGAACACACTGCAGCTCGTAGCGGTGATGGTTGTGATTCAGTTCCCATGTCGTGAGGTTCGGGAGTACCAGCACCTGGCCGGCTCCGTCGGCAAACAGCACCGGAACGAGAGTTGATGCCTTGGAGAACTTGAGCTTACCGGCCTCGACGTCGGACAGGAAATACCGGCCGGCAGTTACAGACACACCGACCGAATTGGTCAGGTCGACAGGAGCCCACCCGGCGATAACGATGTTTGCAGTGACGCTGTCAGATTTTGATTGGACCACACCCATGACGGTCGATGTCGGTGATCCGACCATGCGTCCGGAGTCCGGATCAAACACGAGCTGGGCCAGTGCCCGCTTGGCGAGTTGTGCCGGACCATCCCAATAGACGGCATGACCGACCTGGACGTTGGATTCGCAGGCGATATCGCGAACCACTAACGCTTCCCCGGCCGAGACCGAGTCCAGCACCTCTCGCAGGTAGCGGAGATTTTGCTCCAGCTGCCGGTCGGGACGGCCTGTAACCCCTGCGGATACAGCCTCGCCGTCGATAATGTGTGAGATCCGTTCGAACCAAGAAGTCATCGTACACCATCCATGGTTAAGCGATTTCAGGCACTACTTTACGGGAGAACGAACGGGACTTCCCACGATACACCCAGCTGCAGTCCGTTGACTTTCAACTGCTGCTCGCCGCCGGAGAAATAGGCTCTGGCGACAACGATATCCTGAGTGGGATCAGATTCAACCGGGGACACCACCAAAGCTGTACCGTAGACCTTGCTGAGATGCGCGGCGTCAAAGGACTTGCCATTCTGGCCGACCGAGTCAGCAGCTTGGGCGTACAGACGGAGTAGGTTACCCTGTCCGACTTGGAAATAGTCCTCGTACCCGGATTCGACCGCGATTTCAGGCGTTGTCAGAAGGTTGACCCGCAGATAGTCGTGCGACGGTGACGAGGCCAAAGCCGTGTAGTAATCGATCCCTTCGGCCGGGTCCAGTGGGGTCACTGTCGGGACCGGCACTAAATCTCCGGAAGAGGCCACGTTCATGAATTCGATGTAGAGCTTACGGATGCGGTATTCGGGACCGCCCCGGCTGAGGGCCAGTGCTGCCGCATACCCCCACCATCCGAGTGCTTGGTTGTGGGTGTCCGCGTGGAGAGCCCAGTCCGCCGGATTGATAACCCCGGCAGGGATTGAGTGCAGGCGGACACGGCTGGAAGGAACTATGAAATTTGTCATGCGTTAACCCGGAATGACAGAACGTAGTGAAACACGGACGACCCCGATCTGGCAGGATGCCCGCTGCGTGGCAACGCCGCGAAACCGGCTGATTCTCGGAGAGCCGCCTAGTGTAAACCGAGCGGGGTCCGGTTGTACATCAGTCAGCACCGCGAGAATTGTGTGGGGAGGTATAAGCTCGCGTAATTTGGCCAGATGCACCGCCCCGGGAGCTCGAAGCGCAGACCCGGTAATCCGGACCAGCAGTAGGCTGTTTCTCAACCAGTTCTTGACGAGAAACCGCAGCGGATTGATTTTACCTGCGGGCTCACCGGAGGCCACGGTCAGGGCCGACAACCGGAGTCCGGCGGCATCTAGGCGTGTGTCCAAGAGCTCAAAAAACTGGGCGACCGCGGAATCGGTCCCGCCGAGGGGGAACCGCGTGACTTCATTGCCGGTGACGTAACTGGATTTCAAGTCGGACAGTACGTCTGCGAAAGTGATGTCCCCATCGATAGCGGCTGGACGCAGTCCACGGTGCAGTACGAGGGCTTTCAACCAGGACGGAAAAGTCCCACGACGACAATCCGCCACCGCCACGTCGGACGAAATGAACGCTCCGGCTGGTATGACGTCGCCAACGGCCCATGGAACAACGGCGTCCGAGGCGACCCGGTAGACGTCCGTGTCGGTGATCAGTACCTTGCCGGTCCTGTCTGTAAAGCTGTGCTGCACGGTCTGCGCCGTGCGTGCAAACGGAATCCCAGTCCCCGCCTCCAGCAACTCGGCCGCCGTCAACGCCGATGAACCGCCGACCACAGCGTCGGAAATCGCAACCAAGCCCGGCTTGGCTACGGCACTATCCTGTTCCGATGGCATACCGAAGACAAAACCATGTTGTCGGTAGACATCGGAATGCTCGAACAGTGCGTCCGAGAGCCAGACGGTTACGGACTGGCTGGTCTGTATCCCATCGGAGATTACTTGCCGCCCCAAGGCCGGGTTGAGCAGAGGATTTTCTTTGAAGAGCAGCAGTCCGCGGTCCGTATCCAGCAGTACGTCGATGCCATTTATGAAAGTGGCCGCGGATTGTGTTATCCGGGCTGCAATGTAGCCGAAGCCACGCAACTTGGAGGGTGCAGGAAACGAATAGTACCGGGCGATCGGAGCTCCGTAGGCGTGTGCTGAACCGTCAGACTGGTTTCCGAATGTCGCCCCTTCGTTGAACCGGAGTATCGTACCGGGGGTTGTGTTAAGCTGGGACTCTTCCAGCCGAAGCGGGTACCACAGCTCTCTGCGATACGGTTTGATTTCCTTGAAAGACAAGGCCTTATCGACAGTATCCAAGTCTTCCTGCAGCTGCTTTGCCTCCTCGGCCACAGCCTCACAAAGCGACTCGACCTGCGTACGGTCCTCGTACACCTCGGTCCAGAATGAACCCAGGAGTGGCAACAGGCCCTCACTGTCCGTCAGGCTTTTCGTCATTACTCTTGATTCACGGCAACTGAGGATGGGTCCAAGTAGAACGCAGCCGTCTTGCTGCTGACCATACGTCCCGGCTCATCAGGGATCTGCAGCAGCTCTCGATCGCGTGACACTGTGTATGTTCCGTCGGGTCGGAACAGGACACCGGTTAGGCGGATTCTTCGTAGATTTACACCGGCGGGAATCAATGGCAATACCAAGGCGGCAATAGAGCTGGCGTAAACCGTACCGGAGAATCCCAAACTGTTAACAGATTTCGCCACGGCCGTCTGAATGTTGGCCCGGACCGTGTCCGAGATCGCGGTGTCGAATCGCAAGTCGACGCTCAGGAAACACGGCACAGCTCCACGGACAACCACATCTCCAGCGACAGGCCGCAGTTCGGCCGAGTCGAGAAATGTCTGCAGCGCTGGCAAGTCAGGGGTGAGCGATCCGGTAACGGCGTAGTTGACTGTGGCTCCTACGGCTAAGGTCTCACCCGCTTCGAATGCGTCGGTGAATACCAAGTAGCCGGACTGATACCGGCTGTAACCGGCTTCAAGTGCACTGGTGATGTCTGGATCGGAATTGGATGGGGTGTACTCTCGTACAAACTGGGTTGGCACGACGGTCGCTGAATTGGCACGGCCGGACCGCAATACACTCAGGATGACATACGCCCCCGGCAGCTCGTCGCGGGTCAGCGGGATACGCCAGAGCGGGCCGTTAACCCCGGGACCGGTGTAGGTGGCCGCCTTGACGATTGTCGCCGTAGGGGCACCTCCAGGCTGCCTGACCCAGACATCCACACGGTTGCCGAAGGCCACAGGGAACACCGAATGCTTGTCCCGCAGCATCTCCGGATCACCGGCTCCTACAACGGACACTTGGGCGCCGGTGAACAGCGGATGCGATTTGACGAGTGCCGCCAGATTGGCTGAGTTAGACCAGGTCTTGGCCGCAATACCGCCCTGCAGCCGCGACAGCATCGTGGTCGTCGTATCGGCATCCTGCCCGCCGGTGAAGTCTTGTGCAGCATAAGCAGTCACGAAGTTCGCGATGGGCTTCTCAGGGGTCGTTACCGTCTTTTGACGGATGATCCCGGCCGACCCAGGCACAACAGCCGTCACGTTGAAGGTGAACGCGTACGTACCGTCGACCTGAGGTTCAAGCAGTTTGTCGGTCGGGGACAGGATATCCGAGACATTGGCTCGGGCGGCCACACTGTAGTCGGTGGTGTACGACTGCGACTCGGCCGTGAAAACGGTGCCGGCCGGTAGAACCAGCGGGGTGGGCTGAGAGACGACCACCGTGATCAGTCCAGCCGCTTGGGCGCCGGGCCGCGGTGTGACTAAGAACCTGGAGAACAGTCTGGCAACGGTGTCGGGATCGGCCAGTTCGGGGTTTTCCGAGATCGCCAAAAGGCTGCTGGAATCCATAAACCGTTGCTGCGAGATCCGCAGAGCCGCCGCCAACACCGCCTGCAGGGTCAGGCTGATATCGTGAATGGCACCCCGCCGGGTATCCAACTCCGGGTGTTTCTCATTGACAATCTGGACCTGCTGCGCAAATGCCAGATCAAAATCGGCCTGCGTCACTTCGTCCCAGTGGGTCACTTGGATCGTCATCGTCCGTGTTCCTGCAGTTCAATTTCCGGAAATTAGACGGCCAACGGTAGTGTCACCACCCGGGAGTTTCCGGCACGGCTCGTTAAAGTCAACCGGTATATGAGTTTAATAGGCGTGAAAGTCACTGACACGACGCTCACCGAGGCGTACTGCTCGTCCAATTCGTCTGTTGTCAGCTCGTCGGCACGCAGATTAACCTCGACTTGACCGACAGCATATTGAAATAGGACGTGGGCGTCGACCTCACTCCGGATCTGTCCGGTTTTAGCGTAGGACAGCAGGTCCGAACCGCGAGTCGGATGAAATGGGATTGTGCCGCGAATCGTGAGCAGCTCCAGCAGGAATCGCTGGGCCAGCTTTCGGATTCCGGTCAGGAGCCTTCCACCGCCGTCGCCGCCCCACAACTGTTGCAGATCCGGCACAGCCGGACTCGGAGGGACTTGGAATACGGCAACGTCGTATGTGGTCATTGGGACTCTCCCCCAGCCTGAATCAGATCTTGTACCGTGTTAAGCACTGTGGCAAACACACCTTGAGAGTGGGCGTGCCCTGCGTGCCTCGCCCCGGCATGCATCAAACACCGGATCGGAGTGGCATGCCGAGACCGAAAGGACCGCTCCATAATCGACAGGTAGTCAAGCTGGAGTTTCATGGCTCCGGCGTCCCCTACCGAACCGCCTGAGTCTCGGTGTACGTCCAAGTAGGTAGAGTTGACACCGCTCCGGTCGAATCCCGGTAAATGCAGCTGGGGTATATCCAGGGGATCTCCACGCCAGTTCGCAGGCGTCATCCAGCGACTCTGTACGTCGCCCAGCCGGGCCTGGGCCAAGACTTGGGACTGCTCCCGCAGATCCGAAATCCGGTCTCGAAACGTGCTGTCGATTTCGCCGCCGGCCATTGTTACTCTCCGAACAGATTCAAGTCTTGGGCGGTGTCTAGTTTACGCTGGATGTGGGCCAGCCGCTGACTGACCGATCCAGGGGTGACACCGACACGCTGGGCAATCAGATTGGCTGGCAACCGTTCTCGCCCGTTACGGCCCAAGGCGTAGTCCATAATCAGTTGATCGCGGGGGTGCAGGTCATTGTAAATGAATTCATGCAGGACATCGACAGGGATGTCTTGTGTTATGGCCGGATCGGCCGGCTCCTCCTCTTCACCGTAGGCCTCGGTGGCGGTCATCCGCCCCTCAGAAAGAGGTCGTCGCCATTTTCGAAGCTCCACCAAGCGTTTCGGGGACAGGCCTGTCCGTTCCGACAACTCGGCATCAGAGGGTTCATAGCCGAACTCGTCCTGGAACTCTTCCGACGCGTCTCGCATGGCTTTATGCTGCAGGACGACCCGCTCGGGAACCTTGATCGGCAGTTCCTGCTGTCCGGCATAACGCCGCAAACCTTGCAGATGGGTCATCAAGTGCGTCCGCAGGCTGGCCCTGGCAGGGTCGTAGCTGTGCATCGCTTGCAGGGCAATATGCTTAGCCTTCGTCCGGATGTTGGGGGAGTCGCCATAGTGCCGGGAGGCTTGGGTCAGAATCGGCTGCACACTGGAGATGAGTGCCGACGCACTGGCTGGAGACCGGTCGAGCTTCCAAGCTTGATATGCGTCGTTGTACTCCGGCTCCAGCCGGTTACGAGGAGGGGTGATCTTGACCGGCGGTGTCCCGGACATACTGGTGAATATGGAATCAGCCATCATGACCTCACTTGTCGAATTCGGAAAGCAGCCCGCAGCCGGCCCACGGGTTCATCCAGAGCGGATGGCGGTCCAGTGAAAACTCGTCCCGCGAATTTTCGTAACCTGTGCGGACATGGGCAATGTTGAAATTCGTCATTGCCGTACCTTTCTGGCTGTCGAGCACATACGTCACCCGTGTGACGTCACCGACCATCGGCTGTGCCATGGCGTCCGGCAGGATGAACTTATCAAAGGACGGAGCAATGTTGATTGTCGATCCGGGGGCGATGTCGAAGCGGAGTTTGCCGCCGATCTCGATTTGCCGGGTTCTCAGCTGCTCGTAGGTGTACATCGCGTGTGCAAACGCATCAAAGATCCTCTTGCTGTCCTTTTTCAGTTGTTCGGGTGGTGGCGGCGGCGCCTTGGTACTCTTGCTGGCGGCCCTGGTCCCGGGGTGCAACGCATTGCCGATTGGCTGTACTCCCGCCCCGGCCGAAAATTCCGCGTACCGGTCCGAGGCGATAATGTTGGTCAGCCATCGCGGACCTTGTCGCAGCAGTACGGTGCCGCGATCAGATCCGGCGGGTGAGTACCAACCACCGACGCCCAGTTTGCTGGGCGATTGTCCAGGCTCCCGGAGATTCGACCCGGTCCGGAATGTGACGCCCGACAAGATACCCACACCACGAAGTCGACGCTGCAGCTCAGACGTGGCTCCGGTTCGATCGTAGTCGGTACCGGCGATTCCATATTTCCAGGTTTTCTTCAGCCCCGGAATATAGGGAATGATCAATGCATCTTCGACGCGTGGTACGATCGCAAACATGTAGCGACTTGAGAAATCGTTGACCAGCTTGCCCCACAGCGTCGTGTTGGCCAGTGTCGAGTCGTAACTATCCATCTGGATATCGTTCCAGATCGCCGCTGCGACCGAAGCTGCGTCTGCCTGTTTGAAATCCATCGCCAACTTGACATAGTTACCGCTGGCCGTGGTGAACCGGTCCAGGGCTTTCTTAGCCGTGTCGTTTTTAGTCGGGCCCCCGCCCAGGAATGCCAGTTCGTCCTTGTTGATCATGTCCAAGGCCGTTAGCTCTTTGAACCATTTCTGCAGGCCCTCACCCCAGAAGTCGGTGGCCAGTGTTGTGTCGCTGACCGGTCCGACGGCCGTGAGCGGAGTCCAGCTCGTACCACCGGCCCCGGCGGGCTGATGCGAGGCTTTGAAACTGAACTGGGACGGATTGGTCGGATGACTGGAATCGCTGACTGCGGACGAGTAGTCCATGTCCAGGAGCCAGTGCTTGGCATGGAACACGGCGACCAAGGCTCCACGCTGAGTCGTTGTGGAAAAGCCGGAGAGGTAGCCATCAAACAATCGGAACTCTCCCGTCGGGACGCGGTACGGCACGGAGGAGTCCAGCACGGTCAGTTGACACCGGAACTGGACCCGCATCTCCGGGGACAGCCTGTCTGCGAAATAATGCAGATTGCCGGGGCGCAGATTTCCGCCGGCCCGTCCGACAGCGACAGTAAAACTGGCCGTAGGGATGTTGTTCAGCTCAAAGGCCACTCCGGCAGTGATGACGTCGAATTCGTAAGGACCCACCAGGAGCCGCCCACGGATCTTGATGGCAGCTGTTCCGCCCATTATTCACCCCGTCGGAGTTTGTCGGTGCGGTACGCTAGTGCCAGTAAGACGCCAGCCAACTGAAACTGCAGCTGAGGCAGTGCGGACCAGAGTTGAACCTGGCGGAAGGGTGTCTCATAGGGCGGCAGTCCGAACAGGGCTTGCTGGACCTCCGGGGTAAGTACCGGGGCCAGCTGTGCAGGTAACGCAGCCAGGTCGACAGCCGGTCGCTGCCGCAGCAGTATCTCGAAGGTGTCGCCTGCGTTTCCAGACATCAACTTCAGGTAGAGTGGTTTCATACCCGGTAGCGGTACCGGGTCCGAGACACCTGCCACAAGTTCCACGACCCCGTTTTCACTCGTACCGGAGGGTGCCGAAACCACCGAGCCACGCCAGCGTTGTTCCAGCGTGTTGGTGTCAGAGAATCTGAATTCGCCGCTGCTGCCGACAGACACCAGAGGAGTCCCCAGCTTCGGAATCGTGGTGACCCCGTAGGTGATCTGGAAAAAGTCCACCGACGAGTTTAGATAGGTCGTCCGCTTGTCGGGCTTGAGAGTGTGCTGTTCGGCATTGGCGGAGTGTAGGAATGGCATGAACTGCCTCAGCCGGTAGTTCATTCCAAAAGAGTCCGGGCGGCTCCCGAAAAGGACTGTTCGGATGCTTAACAGCCCTTGGGGTAGAGGAACCGCCCGGAACTCGGGAGGTACAAACTCGTGTCCGATCGCAGACGTGTCGATAGCTTCCGGGTCTCTGTTCAACAGCAGTGTTCGAATGTGGTTGATCATCGACGAGTGGCCTCCGGTGGGATTACGTTCAGCTGCAGCCCGAACTGGCACAACTGGTGGTCGGTATCGACAATACTTACTTGACTGCCGACCAGGAAGGCGCGCAGCCTCGCAGCCCCGGTGATTCCGATCTGGATTGTCAGCAGCCTACCGCTGTTGGAGATCCGATAGTTGTTGTAGTAGGCGGCGATCTGCTCCAGTCCGGTAGCCCCGCCGTAACAGGACTCAGAGAAGGCCAGTCCACCGATCAGCAGCTGACCCATACCTTCGCCGAAGATGTAGGTATGGATGAAATCCTGCATGCTGTGCAGGTGCTGGTAGATTCCAGACGATTGCGAATTCACCTGTGTGATGATGGCATTTATCTGGGGGTAACCTGGCCAACCCTCCATAAACACGGCCATGGGTAGCAGACCGTTGTTCTGGAAGGCCACCACTTGCCCGGGATTGCTGAGAAACAAAGTTGTCACGCCATCCCTCCCATGTCGGTAATACCTTCAGCCGCAATACTGGCTGTGCCATCATCCTTGATCGTTAACGTCCCAGTCATTTCAATCTTGGGCTTCGCCTGCTGGGCAGCTTTAGGCTTGTCGGAGCCAAAGCTCGCCAAGGCCCGCTCGACATCGGTGATGGCGTCGCCGCCAGGAGAAGACTCCAGTTCGCCAAGAGCCCCGGCCTGCGCCAGCTCGCTATCGATCCAGCCGGCGTCCCGGAGCTCCTCTCGCGTCATACCGTGCTCTTTAACGGCACGGTCGATCGATTCCCGGGCTTCCATAGCCAACAGCAGGTCTTTCCGTTTGGCGGAGCCGTGGGACCCCATCAGGTCGGACAGCCTGGCTTTTTCTTCGTCAGACATATCGGCCAGATCCAGACCGCTCACCTTAGCCAGCCGCTCAAGCAGTGACTTTTTCTGGTCCTCATCGGAGGCATTGCGTTCGGCATACAGTTTATCCAACTCTTCTTTTTCGGCCGCCGCCTGCTCCGGAGTCATGGGAGAACCCTCACCTGCCAAGGCTTCTTCCAGTTCAGCCATGTCGGCACCCAGCTGCCCCATCATCGCTTGAACCTGTTTCCGGACACTCTCAGGTACCGACGGATCTCCGGCCAAGGCTTTCTTCAGCAGTTCGGTGTCCCCGTTGACCAGACGGAGAACCTGGGTGTACTGACCCTCAACGGACTTCAGCTTCCGGACACCACCAACGCCCAGTTTACGGAGACTAGCTGGATCGACATACAGGGCTTGGACGATATTGTTGGCCCGGGCCAACCCATGCCGAGCCTCGCGGTCGATGATGCGTTCGCGCTTGGTGGCGTCCATATCTTTGTCGGCCATGGCTTCTTCAAGCTTCCGGAATCCTCCGGCAGCCCTTGCCATGTCTGCATCACTGACCTGCCGACCTACCGAGTCCGCCAGACCGCTGTCTGTAATCTGCTTTTCTACGGTATCGATCGTTTTCCGGTGGGCTTCGAGTTCGAGCTCTTCCTCGGCCGTGCGTGGTCTCCCTTCCAGCTCTTCAGCCCGTTCCCGGGCTCTACGCAGACTCAGCAGGTTGTCGACCCCGAGACCACGCAGTTTGTCCTTATGGGTTGCTTCCAGCTCGTCCCGGCTCTTTCCTTCATCGGCGTCCTTCATAAACGCGCGCAGCTCCGGTGACGCCCCTGTCACGATGTTACCGACCTGACTGCGGATTTTACGTCGGAGAACCTGCATCTCCTCAAGATCTGCTGCGGTCTTTTTGGGTTTCGTGGCCAGCTGCCGGTACCGTTCATGGGCGTCGGACAGCTCGCGGACTCCGGCGAGGTCCACACCCCCGAGGGCCTTGCCCATCGTCTTCATGATGTCTTCGTCCGAGTTGCCAGCTTGAACCAGGTCGATAATCCTCTGGACAGGCCCAGCTTTGCCGAGCGGAGACATGGCCTTAGCCACCTCTGCGTCGACTTCCGCCGTCTTTTCGGCAAACTCGCCTTGCTCGATCGCCATCCGGTTCTGCGACTGGAGCATCTTTGTAAAGTCGCCGTAGCCATAGAACTTGGCTTGGGCGTTCATCCTGGCCTCAAATGACAAGGCGACCGATGGGGCCAGTTTACGAGCTTGGGCGGCACCCATTGTCTTCGCCAGCTCCTGCTCGATCATTTGCCGCCGCCCGGCTGCCGTGGACAACAGCTCGGGGTTCTCAGAGTCAAACATGGTCCGCAGCAGGCCGCCACCCACGGCACGTGCTTGTTTAGCCGCCTGCTCCTGCGGCACCCCGGCCGCAACCAAGGCCTGTTGGACAGCTCCCTCACCTGCGATGCGCCCGGCGTTACTGGCCAGCTCTTCCCCTTGGAGTTTGCGGACCATCTTCTCCAGTCCGTGCTTCTCAATGTATTCCTGATTACCGAACTCATCGCCAAGTGCGGTTGTGAAAGCCTGCACACCGGCCGCATTGACACCGGACCCCTGCATAATCTTTGTCAGGTTGGACTGGGTCAGCACCCGGAACATGGACTGGCCTTCGAATGTCGTGGCTCCGCTGCGCAGTGCCTTGGCCAGTCGCCCGGCTTGTGTATTCTCGTCCACCCCGAGTGCGTCCATAGACCGCAGGAACGCACCTCCGAACCGGGCTTGCTCACTCATCGCGGCCTGTGTCCGCAGTTTCACGTCACGGGCGACGACTTCATCAGGGCTGGCGGCACCGAAGGCCGTAAAGCTGCTGCCAAAAGCATTTCTGTAGCCAGCCCCGTACGAGGCAGAACTCAAGCCTATCCGCATAGCCAGCTGGCGATCCATACCGAGACCGTCACCCATAGCTGCAGACTGTGCCGTCAGGTGCAACAAGCCGTCGATCCCCATCCCGGTGTTTTCCGCCACCGCCTTGGTTTTTCGGACCAGTGCTTCCACCTGCGTCGCCGACATCGAGGCCAGCCGATTCTGGGTAATCGCTTCCAGTGCGTTGATGATCTGCGACATTGGAGCGTTGGCTTGTCCTTGAGAGCCGAACAACTCCCGCATCGCAGACACTGCCCCGGCCATCTCTTTCAAGCGTCCGGCAACCCGTTTCGCATCAAAGTTTCGCAACTTCTCTCCGAACTGGGCCTCGTCCAAAGCTTGGATATCTTCCATCTTCATCCCGGAACCGGCCAAAGCCGCGACTTGGGCGTCGCGGCTACGGGCTCCGATACTTCCAGGCAGGTAGCCCCGCCGTGCCGATTCGTCGAAGATGGCACCGAGCTGCCCCATTCCGACCCCCCGCATCGCGGAGATCCGGGTCGGGGACGAGTACAGCTGGTCAGTGATTGTCCGTTGCAGTCCTTGAATCGACTCGGCGCCCAGTCCCAAGCTGCCGCTGGCATCCAGTCGATACTGTCCCCCTTGGAACAGGTTGGAGGCCAAGATGGCCGCACTGCCGCGGCTGCCGTGCAAGGAATCGACAAGTTCCGGAGCCATCTGGGCCAGCACCGATAATATGGGCGTAGCGGCCGCATAAGTCTGCCGGAAGGCGGATCGCTGATCCAATCCGAACGGCAGGCCCAGCATACGCATGGCACCACCGGTGGTGTCCAGCCAGTTATTGACGTCAGTGGTGGCCATGGCCTTGGTGACGGCAGCCTGCTGCCTGGTACGCAGCATGTCGGCCCTGGTCAGATCGGCCAGATTGTACATCGGGAAGAACTGACTTGGACTCAGACCAACTTGTCCCATCATCGCCGAGGCTGCCATCGACGCCAACGGGTTGCCTAGCGGTCCGAGTCCGTAGTCTGCACCGTCCACCAAGCTGTGCCCGGGGATCATTGTCCCCTGCTGTGCGGTGTAACTGAAAAACTGTTCGGCCCCTGGCATCATTCACCTTCCGTGGTGGTCAGCGTTTCTGAGCGGTGTGTCGTTTCAGCCACTCGGCTGTCGCAGCAATCTTGCGCTGGGTTTCCGGATCATCCAGTTTACCCCATGTCTCTTCCCAGACGTCCCGCATCTTACGGATTGCGGCCGTGTCTGGTTTTTCCTCCGTCTCAACAAACTTCCACGGCATCTCCAGCTTGAGAATGTGCTGCATAGCCTCCAAGGCCGTTGCAATCGCCTTCTTCCGGTGCTCGAACTCGATCTCGCCGTCCATGCCAGCGAAACCGATATTGTAATCTTGTATCGCACGCCACGTCCGTATGGCTACAGCATCTGCCTCGTCGGAGATCGCCAGCGACAGCCGTAGTCGAGAAACCCAGTCCAGGGGATCGTAGTCAGACCAGTCAAAGCGGCCGGCACGAACGACCCGCCGCATCAGACAGGCTACTCGATCCCGTTCCAAAAATCCGGGTTTTGCACATTAGCCTCCAGCCTGTGCAACAAGGCCTTGAAACGTTGGAACAGCAGGCCGATGACCCGCGTCAAGGAGGCGTTGGACAAGTAATGGGCGTTCACATACGGATAGTAGACCTTGAGGGCCGTCTGAGCCTTTTCCGTGTCCCGAGGCTTGTCCCACTCGACATCTTGGATGTCTGGCATTTTGACGACTTTGCCAGCGGTTTCGATCTCGTCGATCGATAACACGGTTTCGTAGTTGGAATGGACCCGGAAATACTCGTACTGGGTCGCAAACAGTCCGTCCCGGTCATCGTACGAGGCTTGGTTGAGTGCGAGCTCCATCTCGTCTCGCCGCAGGGACTTGAACGTAATGTACATTTTCCCGCCGAGCAGCGGGTAACGTTTTTTGAACCGGGCGTTTCCCAGCAGCATCGCCAAGAAATCGTGCTTGTCTGCAGCCGTGACTTCAATGACTTCGGCATCAGGGTGAAATCCGCATGCCGGGCAGTTCGTCTTTACCGGGGCCGCCGTGGTCAATGGTGGCGGGGCCTCATCCAGTTCAACCTTGGTTGCTGTGCCTTCCGTCAACTGTTCGACAGCCCGGTTGACGTCGGGTGTCTGGGTGTTTGGTACGGACTGTGCTTCTTTGGCTGCCAGATACTCGTATTGCTGCTTGCCGAGGGCCACAGCCTCTTTTAGCCGTTCTTGTTCGGGGCCTGAGAGCTCCGAGAAATCCACGATTTTCGGGTTGAGTTTACCTGGCTCGACGAACGACACAGCGTCCATGTCCGGCCGAGACTGTTTGATCTGGTCAACGAGTTCGGCGACGTTCGGAACAGGGTCCCCCTGCTTCCAGTCGAGTTTTTCCAGAGCGGCTTTTTCCTCCGGCGTCAGAATAGGGACAGAGCCCGGAGGCAGTGGCAGGGCGTTAGGACGAAACACGGCAGGTGCGGCAGCGGCCTGCGGGGCGGCCGGGGCGAGTGGAACACTAGGCTTTGAACGAAGATCCAACATCGAGGTCATCCTGTTACGAGGTAGCTGTCATTCAGCACCGCTTTTTCCGGGGTGCCGTATTTGGGGTCGTGGTAGGGGCTGTTCTGGGAATCCGCCGCACCGCGGGGCTTAGCAGTCCCCCGGTCCATATCAAACATCGTCGTCGGCACGAGCACAAGTCCGCCGGATTGCGTAAATGATTCATAACCAGGCCACGGCATCGTGTTGACACCTTGAGACGAGACGACCGGCTCCTGCCACACGGTGGACACACTACCAGATTTCCGGGCCATTTGCTGCCAACGGTCCTCGTAAATCCGGAAGTTGGCCCCGCCAGATGTGTACGTCCGATACTGATCGGCCGACCGGCAGCTGAACTCCGCTTTTGCCAAGGTATCGTCGGCCCCAGCTTGATGTTCCTGATACCACTTCTGGTCGAAGTCTGTTTGCCACAGCGTGTACAGATTTGGCTTGGCGTCGTCGCCTGCCTTGCGAACCTCTTGGAAGAAGCTGGCTAGATCGCCAGCAGAGATGCTCTGAACACGTCCGAAGGTCGCGTCGGCCTCGGAAGACGCGATACTCCCGTTATCCACGTAGATCCAGCTGTTGGCATAGATCTCGCCATCGACCGCCAAGGCTCCCAGTGCATACACGTTGGAGCTCAAAAACACCGAGTTCTGCCCGTAAGCATGCAGCTTGGCCACATTGCGGGGTGTCAGATAGGCGTCGATACGCCAGCCATCTTGGTCCAGGTAGTTCACAATGGACTGGGAGGTGGTCAGGATGTTCGACTTTCCCTTCCCGGCGTCGATGAACACGTCCCCGGCTTGGATGCTGCCGCCCCCTGTTCTCAGGTACAGATCCTTGGACCATGTCATCACCGCGTTGTTTGTCGCACGGAGCACGACACCGCCTGCAGATGCGGCTTCTCCGATGATCGGAGTATCCTTGCCGAAGTCAAAATAGGTGCTTGTGGCGCGGCTTTCCAACAGTAGCATTCCGTCGGAACCGCCGTTTCCAGCCAGGGCCCAAAGGTGCTTCTCGGCTTTGATGCGGACATCCTTCTTGCTGGCGGTGATATCCACATGGTTGCGGCCGCGGACGACCACGTCACGACCACCCCAGACAACCGCATTACGTCCAGACTTCAACCAGACATCCCCCGGTGCCGAGAGTTCGATGGAGCCTCCAGACATCAGGATCTCTGAGCCGAATCCGTCGCCAATCGCAACTCCTCCGTCGTCCAGCAGCGTGAAGTAGGAGCTGGAGAGCGCAAAGGCAACCGTGTTGTACCGGTGGTCAACGTCGAGGTTAACTCTCGGCGGATCTTGAAGATACATCTGGGAATTTTCAGACAGTGTGCCGAAGTCAATTTCCGGTAATTGAGTTCCGAGCGGTGACTGCGTCTCTTCCGAGACGGTCCAGTCGTTCTGGTGGTAATGGAACGGCGTCTGGTTCGCCCAGTTGAACACATAGGCATGCAGGTCTTCGATTCCGCGAGCCCGGACCCGCCCGGGATCTGTCCCGGAGGTCATTTCCGGAAGCCCGGGGGCTCCGTGTATTTTGTGCTCCGGACCTTGGCCTAAGCCATCCAGACCTGAAAACCGATAATTCTGCGGTGTGTCCCCCGAGCCAGCCTCCGGCCGGGCTTTCTGCCGGACCGCCGGGATCAGCGGACGCTTGGCGATCGTGACACCGGTGGCGCTCCGCAGGGTGTATCGCCCCGTCAACGAGATCTGCTCCTCGAACACGGCAGCTTCTGTGATGGGTTCCCCGTAGGTGTTCAACACGCGCGAGATCGGTATCGAGATCGTCCGTCGGCCGCCTTGGCCAAGATAGCCAGAGAACTCCTTCACACGGCGAATCGGGGCTTGGTCGTCGTGCTGAGGCTCGTTCGCCGCGTACCAAGACTCGTCCAGCTCGGTTTGCTGCGCATCCAGCACCCGCCCAGCCTTGTTGCCGAACCGGGGCAGCCCGAGAGCCTCCCACGGGTAAATGGAGATCCCGTGCATGCCGTAAGTTTCAGACTGGTCGTCCAAGAGCTCCTGCTCGGAGAACGAACTGCGGATCTGCAGATTTACACCTGCCAGTCTCAACAGCTGGTCCCAGTAGTAGGCGTAAACACCACAGGCCTCTCCACAGCCCAGCTGAACCATGAAGGAGTCCAGGAGTACCCGTAGCCCGGTCTCCGTAATTGCCCCCCATTCACCCCCGCTGGTCGAATCGAACGGGCGTCCGGACGAGAAGTCGATAATCCCGCGAGCTGCCGTCTGGAAGGGATAGGAGTTGGCAGGATCGACGTGCAGACCGCTGCGGCTGCCGACGTAGATGAAATCCGACAGGGCTTTTGCCCCGTCCGACATGTAGTCCGGGGCGACGGCGATAATCATGCCGTGGTTGGTTGACCTGTGGAAGATGAACCAGACCATAGCCCCCACGGGAAGCGTGGAGACGCTCTTGGCCCCGATAATGCCGCAGGGGCCTGGCGTGGCATAACCGCAGGTGATGACGCTCAGGCCACGTTCGGGTAGGACCTTGTAGGTGTTGACGTAAGGAATGGAGTCAACCACCCGGCCGAATAAGACCTCTGGTCCGCTCTTGAGACTGCCATTGCGGGACACTCCCGCCGAGGTGGGGTCAGAAGCAGGCCGCTCGCGGAACTGGTTACCCATTTCCGCGAGCGTCCATTCCATACGATGCAAATCGTGGTCAGCCATCAGAGTGCTCCATAGGCGCTCTGACCGGCGATTACTGGTTCAGTCCGGCATCCAGAGCAGCGAACATCATACCGACCTGTTCGTTGATGACCATATCCTGTGCCTGAATTGTGATCCCCAATTGGATGATCACGGCAAATTTGATGGTGAAGGCGTAGGTCCCGCTGGAAAAGCTGGTTCCACCGTTATTGCCAGGACAACCAGCATCGGCCACGAAATTGATGTTGTTCGTGGCTGCGTTACAGGCGTTTCCGAACTTGGTGTAGAAACCCAGCTGGACAGGTCGCGGACCCAGGATTCGGGCCATGCTGACCTGTCCTTGAGTTCGGCCGACAATGTAGAAGGTCTTGTCGCTACCAATCTCGAAGACACGTGTGACTTGCTGCTGGTAATTCAGGCCGAGCTGCTGCACCAGCATCCCGACACCGCCGCCAGACAAGTCCGGCGCAGAGAAAACAACGCGGGCCGCATCGGCGGCGACAGCTCCGCCGAAGTCTTGACCTGCGCGATTGAACACGTCCGTGGGCATTGGAAATCCTCCATGATTTCGTTACCGGCGTTGGGTGACCGGTGGTAAGGCAGACAGGTATCGATCAGGCATTCAAGTAGATTTGGATAACATCCATCGAATACGGGATCGTCAGGTTGATCACGACAACAACACGGTTTTTCTGGATGAGATCCTGTCGCAACTGGACGATTGTGGCATCCACCAGCTGGCCGCCCAGCCGGTTTACGAAACCATTGCTCTTCAGGAACTCGATGTTGCCCTGCAATTCGATCCGGATCTGCTCCAGGGCCGACGGCACAACATTGGACTGTCCGACATATTTCAGCATGCCGGCACGCATATAGTAACTGATGGAGTCGACATTTCGGACCACCATTTCTGACCGAGAATCGATCGAGGTCATATCGGTGGTCAGTGCGTCGCGGGACACGATCGAGCCCGTGCTGTCCTTGGAGACGATCCAAGTACCGTAGGAGGCCAGCAGGTCCAGATTCGTCGCGGAGAATTTGGCCGCGGTAGCCGTCCCGCCGTCCAAGCCAAGGACTTGGACATTGGTCAGAGCTTGCTGCGGTACGACGCCGCTGGCCAGGCCGGCTAGAGCCGCACAGCATTCCAGAGCTGTCGAGGACACGCGATCAGGCCACACAGCACAGACCCGGCGATTCGAATAACGAGCCGCCTTGAGTCCGATCTGGGTTGCCAGCTCGGTGGCCGAATTGGTGTGGTAAATCTCCACACGCTGTGCGGTGTTGACCGGTGCCACAGGCCCGGCAGCCAGAAGCAATGTCTGCTCGTTGACCACCGAATCGACAGTGTACGAGTTGTAGACAGTTCGGCCGACAGCGTCGATCGCGAAGCCTGTGCGGACAACGTCACCTGCCTGGACACCAAGCTCAACGAGCGAGGCGTTTCCGCTGGTGATGGTCAGCAGCGTGTACTGCGTACCGGCTGCTTCGGGATTGTCCGTGATGGTTCCCAGAACGGCGGCGTGGTCCGTGGACTTTGCGGCCGACACGACCACCGAAACAGGATCGGCCACCAGCGGAACAAACAGCTTTCGCCATTTGCCGGCTGAAGCGCTGGACAGGGCTTGGACGTGGGCCACACCCAGATCGAGCACGGTAGTGTCTTCGCTGCCGAGAACGATGTTGTACAGGTCATAGCGTTCCGTACCCAAGTCCAACGCATGTGCCCACGCGTCCAAACTGGCGGGATCGGAAACAGCGGTGTACCGCATTCCCGTGCCGCCATTGTTGGTCAGTGTCTTGTGGGCCAGCCATTTGAGTGGGTTGTCCGGGTGGAGCTGCCCGGGGATGGCGTCGATTCCGGAGATTTCGGCCAACCCTTCGATCTCGTTGACAAGCGTTGGCAGCCAAGCCCGGTACTGGGCGTACACAGTTCCGCCAACCACTGGCAGAGGCTGGACAACCCCGTCCAAGGTGAACGAACTGTCGTAGGCTTCTGCCCCGGACTGCAACGTGATCTGCGTGCTGCTGGTCGTCCAGTTGTAGTCTGGAGACGGGGTTTCGTGGTAGTTCGGGAGTTCGATGTTCTTCTGGATGAAGAGTTCGAGGTCCAAGTCGACTTCCGACAACATTGCCGTCGGCATGTTGTGACCCAGCACCAAGGTACCGGCCCGACCCAGGGAGGCGGCCGTAACAGCGATCGTCCAGACGTCACCCTTACGCAGGCCGGTCACAGAGGCCCCGGCAAAGCTGATGGTGACACCGTGCGAACCGATGGCCACTGGTGTCGACACGGCGGTGACGGCGACATCCTGACTTCCGTCAGTACCGATAACACTGTGGACGCTGATGCGGGGTCGTTTGTTGACGTCTGCGTCAGCGAACTTGCCGCCGCGAGTCACAACGACAACGTAGGTGTCGTCAGTCGTTCCGGTGTAAGTCCCGGCTGCCGTGGCCGTCGGAACGGCGAACGCCTGGCGGACAGAGACTTCCCACGTTTGACCGACGAGCAGATCTGTGGGGTCGGCTCCGACCGTCACGGATTCGCTGTCCGCAGACAAACGCCACCCGATTTTGAGGCCGCGAGAACCGACCGTGCCAGTTGAGGCCAGGGCCGCCGGTGTCAGATCGGTGAGGAACTCAACACCACTGGAGGTCGACAGCGAGAAGCGGGCCGTCGACAGATCGCCACCGACCGAGCCTTGGGTGACGCGGATCGTGTAGACGTCACTCAAGAAGCCTTCGACCAGCCCGTTGAACAGGCTGCCATCGGCGACGAGGTGCAGGCGATTGATATCACCCAGCGTCTGTTCGACCGAGGTCGACAGTGTCGTGACAGAGGCGTTGGCTGCGTCCGCTGTTGCGGCCCCGCGAGACGAAGCCACAGGTTCGCACAGGATGTCCCGTACATAGGTTGTCAGATCGTCATCGGGGCTGCGCAGGACAACCAAGTCACCGATGGCGACATCGCGGTCACAGAGCGCGGCAGAACGAGCCACGCCGTTGGCGGTCTTGAAGGCAACCGAGTTGGATCGGACGCGGTTTTTGTAGCCATTGACCGGTGCGATTGTGCTGTCAACACCCGTCAGATCTTGGAAGTACCGCAGACGGGCGTCGTCGATGAAGACCTTGGCGTAGGCTTGGTCAACAATGGAGCCAGCTGGCTTGGCAGGCCAGCTGTACGCGGTATCTTGCGATGGGTCGTAAGTCCCGAGTCGGATCTGCGCTTTTTCCGATGCTTCCGAATACCGGAACAGCTGAGCATTCGGAGCGACGATCAGAGCTCGCAGCGGATTGGTGATCTCCGTCGCAATCTGAGTGAATTCTTGAAAGACTTGGACTTGTGGCAGGATGTACGGGGCTGGCATTGGTGGCCCTCCATGGCCGATTTACATAGTTGGTCTGATTTCAACAGATCCCAGCACTGGGGCATGCTGCCGGGTGGACCAATTAAAATTATGGCAGTATCCGACGGTAATGGGAATCCCAAAGTGCTCTCGGGATTCCAGCACGGGTAACGGTTTACCGAGTTGGCTCGGGAGAATTTTGTTCAACCCGAGTTTGGCTCGAATCAGCGGACAGAATTCTAGCAACTGCTGGAACACTTCGAAGGCCAGTTCTTCACATTCTGCCGCTTCGACAGAAAGACAGAATATGGTGTGACTGCCGGACATTAACACACTGTAACGCTGGGTTCCATCCGTAAGCTGAGAACCTTGCATCAGGTTTCCGATTGCAATCTGGGAGACCTCCCAGTCGTTGCGGCGGATCAGGATGGCCGGTCGAACGCCGGCTTGGGTCGGGTCCCACCGGGTCAGAGACTCGATCAAGATCTTCGATCGCATAGGGTCGGAGTGCCAGACGCAACTCCGCAACGGCGATATGCCGGCCTGTTCCGCATGTCCGAAATGGTTCAGAAAATGCTGAAGCAAGAACCCGGTCATCCTGTGCGGCGTCAGCTGGTTGCTGCACAGGTAGCTCGGGTCGTCGAAAACAGGCTGCGGCTGGTGCTCGATAGTCATGTTATTTCTGTGGCCGTCCTGTCACGGCCCGCAAAGCCTCGGGATTCGGCTCGTAGCCCCAAAGGCTGAGCTTCTTTACCGGAGGTTCCGGTTGCGGCGGTTGTGGTTTCGACTCTCCGCTCATATCTCGTCTCTCCCGGCAGTCTGGAGTGGTGGTACATCCGGTAGCGGTAACTCAAACACAGGATCTGATGGCGACAGCCGGTAAACTTTCGGGTTAACAATCAGCGGAATGTTACGGAAGGCACAGACGGTTGTAACCTCATGGATCTGAAATCGGGCGTCTCCGGTCGCTGTCGCCCAGACATCGCCGTGCTCCAGCTGCGGGAAGGCCAGACATTGACCCAAGGTTACTACGTCGTCCACATTGCCGCGATCGGCGTCCCGGTGAGAATAGCGGACAGCGGGGTCCAAGTCGATATAGTGCAGCACCGGATTGAAAAATCCGCCGATGCGGTCTGTTCCGACGCCCGCGGTGTTACGGGTTGAGCGGATCTCGCGGGTTAGGAAGTCCACGACTTTCGTGTCGGGAACCACGGCGGTCTTTTTCCGCCGCTTGAACAGCCAGCCAGGCTCTGCCGCATTTACCCGTAACCGCAACATTTCCCGGCGGGCAATCGCGCAGGCTAAGAGCCAGTCGCGGCGGTTGATGGTCCCCCACGACGGCTCCGGCTTCGAGTAGTACGTACCGGACTCGGAGACCAGTTTGACCCGGTAGTGAGTTGTTGGATTGACGGAGACATCCCGAGGCGTATCGTCGACCAAGACGCCACCATCCGTCACGGAGGCGACGGTGCTCCAGTCATTGGCAGACTGGACAGCACTCTCACCGACCTGCAGCTCAAATTGCCACGGAGATGGATCTGCAAAGTCCTCCCGCATACGCCAGGACACCCGGCTGCCACCGGCATGTAGATGGTCGATCACGACCCGGTCAAATACCGGATCGGCCAACCCTAGCGTGGAGAGACTGTTGAATGGCATCTGAATTTCCGGAAATTACCACGGGTAATTAAAGAACCCGCTGACCTCGCCGTACCCGCCTGAGTTGACGGAATCGATAGTTTTACGTTCACGGATGAACGATGTCCATTCCTGTCGGGCCATCTCGGCCCGCTGCGTGTATTCGCTGGTTCTGTTTTTGTCGTCAGTGGTTTTTCCACCGGATACGAATTTCAGTGAGTTTCTGGCATAGTGCTCCGCCGCAATCCGGAACAGCTTTGATGAGATACCGACCAACCAGTTCCATCGGTACGGAAAATCGGAGGTCGTGTAGCGCTGTCCGTCCGGCGGTGGGATCTCATTCCATTCGTTGACACACATACTGGCCGCCATAGCCAGCTCACTGACATCAAAATCGACGGCATCCAGCAGCTCGTTTTCTTGGGCATAATCCCGCAAGAACATTCGGATCTCAGCCAAGCTCGGCGGACCCGAGTAGACGGTGCTCAACCCCTTCTCGATAACGAGGTAGGCGTCACCCAGGAAATGCGCCTCGTCGGTCGGCAGGATTGCCGAGAATAGCATGAGCCAGATGCCAGGTCGTTCCGTGATGCCTTCCGGCAGGGTCGCGGTGATAATCCCATTACTGACATCAACGACGTCGGCTGTGACGTCGGTACCTTCCCCATCCACCCGCTCACGTACGGCAACCCGCAATGTTGACGCTGGTTCCGAGCCTCCGCCCTGCACAAAGCCGTAGTTGCCCAGATCGACAGGATTGCCGGAGGCGTCCTCGATCACGATCCGCAGCGTAGCGACATGCCCAGACGTGGCGATATAGGATCGCCGCTTGGCCTTGACCCGTGCCCCGCCGAAATGGTCCGGATTCGGCTGGGCTGTGATAGTTGGGAGTATTGGCATGGTGATTAAATTCCCGCCCAACCAGGTTGTCGCTGACCCTTCAGGGCTACGAGGTCCACTTGGGCATACAACATTTTAGCCGTTTCATGTTCCGCCGTAGGATAGTAATCCCACGCACGGGCCTCGTAAAATCGGACACCTGACACGCCGGCCATGTCTGCGTAGGCCCGCCGTGTGAATGTCCAGAGCGTAGTCGTATTCCAGTGGGAAAGATACAGCGGATTTGTGTAGGCCGCCCTCCCATCTGTGCTGGGGAACTGGCATCGCATCCAGCCGCCGGGGGCCAGTATGCGGTAGCACTCTTGGAAGAATGGGAGGATCAGCGTCCGGTCGAGGTAAGGCAGCAGATTGCTGACAACCAATTCCCCCACCGAGTTGTCGGCCATATCGGACAATCCGTGGAATACCGGACGACGGTCTTCGCCAGACAAGCTCAGCGTCTTCAGCGGATTTACGATGATCCGCGGGCTGTTGGCGATATCCATAACCGAGAGCTCGAAAGTCAGCAGTTTTTGCCGCCGCACCCATTCCGAGACAAGTTCCGTGTTCCTGGCATGGGAGATCCGCAGATGGGTACGCTCGATCGTGGCTTGGCGATCTGCGTTGGTGGATGTGTTGTTGGAATGCAGGTGGTAGATGTACAGGCAGGACTCGATCCGTTTGAACTCCACTTGATTGATGTACATCTTGACCATCAGGTCGTAGTCGTCCGCCACGAGGAGTTTGTCGTCGTATCCTCCACAGACCTCATAGGCTTTACGGGTGAAGGCCCGGACATGATTCGGAGCGAACGGCAGGTAACCGAGCGAAACAGGACAGGCGTCAAAGGCTTTTGAGGCCAACAACTGGTGTCCTTGGTAGTAGAACGTGTATGTCGTCCAGTTGTAATCTGCCGAGTACTTGAACGGCTTGTAACCTTCCTCGACCGCAGCAAAGTCTGAGTAGAGGAACTCTGCTTTGGTTGGGTCCGCTTCGCGGCTTATTGCCAGCAGTGCGTCGGGAGTCAACTCATCATCGTGGTCGAGCTCGACCAAGATGTCCGCAGTGGCGTGGCTGACTGCGAATTTCTTGAGGGCCCCGATGTTGCCGGTGAGGTCATGAGCCGCAAACACCCGGATTCGTGGGTCCGACAGCAGGGAGTCTGGGAGCGTTCGACAATCCCCATTCGGAACCAACACCCACTCGAAATTGGTAAATTTCTGGCTCTGGAGCGATTTCCAAGCTCGTTCGATCCAGCGGGAATTATGGACGGGGGTGTAGACACTGATCGCGGGCACAGGGCACTTCCATTTCATCTAAGAGCCGGGGATGTCAGACCCAGTTCACGATACCAAATGCCGCAAACATAATGCAAACGCCCCGTGGACAGGGAAACCACGGGGCGCTCGCACACCAGACCCAGACAGGCAGACGATTAACCGACCACAGAATCCGAGAAGGTGCCCCAGCAAGGATCAACAGTACCGAGCACATGATTCGCGACGGACAGCACCCGCACTTCAGCGCGGGTCGCGTCGTACAGATGCACGGCCGGAGTTTTCAGGATGATGATCTCACCGTTGTCGAGCGCCTCTTCAAAAGAAGGGAACACGCGATCAGAATCTTTGGCGACTGCCAAGACGGTTGAGATGTCCCCCGGGTAGGAGACCTGCTCATTCGCCTGCAGCAGGACACCCTGCCGGACAAATCCGAAATACCGTTCAGAACCGCTGGTGTTCTGAAGAGTAGTGTAAAGGCATGGGAGGGACATGTTCAAAACCTCTTGGGTATTAGAAGAACTCAATCAGCCGAGACGACGATAATTGCCGTCAGGCCGCGTTGGATTGAGCGTCGAGATGCTCTTGAGCCACGGCATTTTGCCATTCGACGGCAGCCTTGGCTAGAGCAGGATTGCTGGCCACGACACGCTGGGCCTCGATCTCGATCTGTCGATCGATGTCTGGCTCGGCGGCCGCGGACTTGGTCAACAGCTGGTCCAGGAGTCGCTCGGCCTGGTTGAATGGATTGGCTTCGGCCGCCTGCTTGACGGTCTGCGTGTCATGCGCGTGACGCACGCGACCGGCGATTCGCAGCAGGGCCTCGACGTCTTCTTCAGTCTGTGGGACAGGCACATGCGGGAATTCGGCGAGCTTGGTGAAGAACACGGGCAAGTACACACCTTGGTGCAGTGCGGCGTGAGCTTCGGCAGCGGCTGGGGCTTGAGTGGACATTTGTTTGCGGCCTCTTGAGTCGGTCTGGGAAAGGTGAGACGGCGTATACGGAGAACAAACAAGCAGGGCTGCGAGGGCAGCCCTGCCGGGACATCAATTGCAGGTCACAGGATGTCGGTACGGGCGACACCTGCGACGTTACCGATGGCACCACCAATGGTCTCGTACGGATAGAATTCCACGATCGGACCTCGGCGGTCAATATACATGGTGATATCCGTGAGCGAGAAGCTTTTCCCAATATAATCGGGAGTCGCGAACTGGTACATGGTACCATTGGGGATGAGGTTCAGCTTGATCGAGATCAGCCAGCGGGCTTGCATGAAGTCGCCGGACAACCAGCTTCCTTCAGCACGACCGTCTTGAAGGATGGACTGCGACATGTCGCCCCCCATCTCGTCACGGCCCCACTTCATGAACTCGTAGCTGGTGACGCTGTTGATCAGGACCGTGTCGGTCTTGACGCGAGCGAAACCACGAGGCAGGGTCTTGAACGACTCGGCCACGTTGGCACGGGTCCAACCGCCACGGAGCAGACGCCACTGGACTTCGTTGGTGAACGGGCTGACCTGATCGCGACCGATCAAGCAAGCGTCGACACCGTAGGTCAGGAAGTTGACGTCTTCTTCTTCCTGGACATCGCGGATTGAGTGGTCGGTGATGACCTGCCGGATGTCGTAGGGGTAAACGCGGAGCTCGTCCACGTGCTTGACGTGCTTCGAACCGACGATTTCCTTGAAGTAAATCGGGTAGTTCGGACCACGAATGAAGAACGACCGGGGAGCACCGGCGAACGGGATCGTCATGGCGCCCGGGGTCAGTGGTTCCTTGAAGATGATCTTCACAGGCAGGTCGCTGCCGAGCTGAACGTCCAGCTCGTCGTCGCCCAGTTCCTGCATCGGGATGATCTTTCGGAAAGCCCCTTCTTCACGCAGAATCGAGCGAGTGTACGAGTTAATCGTATCCTCAGCTTGCTTCTGCAGGCCCGGGGTGGCCAGTTGGTCGAGCAGGGTGCTGTTGACAACCTGCGCTGTGTTCTTGCTTGACATGCTGAAACGCCTCCATGCGTCTTTTTAGTATGAAAACCCGGCGGCCCGGGGGAAGTTACTCAGTGGTCCGGATCACGTCGTTCCGGGGAAGTACAGGGTCCAGAAGCTCAGGACCGTGTTCTTGTTCCGCAGTTGGGTCGGGGTGCGAGACACTTGGCCGACGATCGTGCGGGTGGTTCCGCCGCCCTTCCAAGGTGCGGTGAGCGCCGTTGTACCGTCAACAGCCACGTTGGTGAGAACACCGCCGGTGGCTTGGGTGGTGTTGTCCGCGAGCGCTGCCAGGAAGTCATTGACGTGATACGTCTTGGCGGAATCGTATTCCGTGGTCGCGAGTTCGAAGCCGCCGGTGGCGACCATCGCAGAGAACGGGTACGTACCGAACGCTTGCCAATATGGCGACACGGTCGGCAGCTGGCCCATGGGCAGCGACCACTTCTGGAGGAACATCGGCATGACAGGCCCGGCGGCCCCCATTTCGAATTCGCCAGAGGAGTTCAGGTGGACGACGCGACCTTCGTACGGGAGGATCGTGACGTTTGCCGACATCTTGGCGGTGTACAGCAGGGCGTGGCCCGGCGAGATGTCGAATCCCATGATCGGGTCGAGCGTGTGCTCGAAAATGTTAGCCAGGACAGAAATGGTTGTGGTCATCGAGAGCCCTCCTTGGCTCGGAAACTTTGGTAAGGGATCGCAGGACTAAGCGGCTGCGTCGCCGACTTCACACCAGGTCGGTAGGAAGTCCCAGACCTCTGAGGAAATCGATATCGGCTTGGCGCCGCGAATTTGGTTCTGATCGCACGGCAGCGGCTTTACCGTGTCCAGATTGTCCGACAGTTCCGATCTTGTCGGCAGGTGCCTGACCTGCGGTGGTGGCTGACAACTCAGCCAATTCCCGCAGGGCCTGAATCGGATTAGCCAGGACCGTCGCGGCGTGAGCTGCGGCGTCCTTGCGGAGTGTGCCGGCCGCCACCATCCGGTCGACAGTCTTGTTGACTTCTTCCAGATACTGGCTTTGCTGGGCCTGCACGGACGCCAGCTTGTTGTGCGCGTCGTCGAGTGCGGCGGTACTCAGCTCGACATATTCGAGAACGGCTTGCTTGTCTAACATGTTCACTGGTCCTTTTGGACTTTGGGAAGGTCGGCTTGAATTTCCGGAAATTGACACCGATCAGGTTCGGACGAGTTCGGACAACATGGTTTTGATGCGGTTCCGGAGCCCGCGTTCTTGTGGTGTACTTGCCAGCTTCAATTCAAACCGTCCGCTGCGTTGGAAGTCCCGTGCGGCCTTGGCCATGGTATGCAGTTCTGCCATTTTCGGCTGCCCGCCCATCATCGGGTCGGCTGGAGCTGGCCCGCCCATCGGAGGAGCGCCGCCACCCATTGGTGGAGCCCCGCCCATCGCAGCGGCCATCGGGTCACCGCCCGGAGCCCCGCCTGGTGCACCACCGCCAGCGGCAGCCACCTGCATGAGTTCCTCGGGAGTGATTCCCATTTCGTGCATAGCCATCAGCAGCTGCTGCATCATTTCTTCGCGACTGATTCCGCCACCAGCGTCACCACCGGGTCCGCCACCCGAACCGTCGTCACCAGGCCCGCCGGCCATGGAATCGACAGCCGCATTCATGTCTCCGGCACCGCTGTCACCGCCAGAAGAGCTTGGACCGCCGCTGGCTTCAGAGCCGTCGGACGCGCCTTCGTCTCCGTCGCCATCACTGGGCTTTTTTTCCTGGGTCTCCTCGGCAGCTCGCTTGAAGAAGGCGCCGACCAAGCTGGCGTCCAACAGAGCGTTCCGCATGGTTTCGGAGATTGTCAGCTGAGCCCGTTGCTCCATGCTGAGTTTTTCCATTCCGAGCACGGCGGCCAGCTGGTAACCGGCTTCAGCCTGCTTGACCAGCTCGGAAACCGGATCGGCGGCCGGGGCGGCATCGGCAGGTCCCGGTTGGACAGCTGCAACCTTGGTTTGAGCGGCAGGCTGCGAAGCGTCCGCAGCGATCGAGGCCAGAATGTGGTTGGCAACCTTGCTGAGGGTGTTGCCGCGTTGTTCGTACGACAGCTTGAGGAAGTCCGCAGCCGCATACTTGCGTCCGTCATCGAACTTGGCATCGGTGCTTGTGCCGACGCCGGGTTCCTTCAGGTTGCCGACATAGCCGTCTTCCTGAGACGGGTCGTTGCCGACACCAGACTGTGTCAGACCGATGTTGGCTTGGCGTGATTCTTCGGAGGGGGCACTGGGTGAAGCGTCGGGAGCGGCGTCGATCGAGCCTTTCCCGTAGTCTTTCACGCTGGCAGACATTTCAGCAGCTCGTTCACCGGTGCTGACAGTCTGGCAGTGGTCTTCAGCAGTGGCGGTTGGACTGCTGGTATCAGATCCGCAAGCACCGACGCCCGTGGGTTCGGTGATAGCACTTGCAGTTTTGCCCGTACCACCAATCTCGTTCACGAGTTGGTTCAACTGCTGGAAAAAATTCGGCATTGAATTGCGGGACATTCGGTTACCCCTCCTTGGGTGCTGTCACAGCTTTGCTGCTCAGGTGTTAGCAGATCCGATTTTGGAGTATCGCTGCTGTGGCTGTCAATTGTAAATTACGATTTCTGGCCCGCATTCTGTCGATTGAGGCCAAAACGTAGAGACCATACTGCTGAGCCAACTCTTCTGCAAGCTTGGCCGTGCCGGCCTGCTTCGTGTTGGGTAGCAACTGCTGAGGCACATCAAGAGCAGATCGGAACGCCGCCCGCTTCCAGAGAACCTCCTCTTTCAGTGAGTGGGTCGCTTCGACATCTGCGGCCCATTTCAGATATCGCGAATCGATAGGACCGCGATGCTCGTAGGGATTGTCATCAGGACACGCCAAGCGACTGAAGACTCCTTGAGCCGCCTGCTTGATCTGGACTTCCGGAACTGGGTTTCCGGCCGCCAAGACTTTGGCAAACTCGGCCGCAGACAGGATCACCGACCTGTCTGCGAGCGCTGCGGTCATCTGAGACAGCTTGACCAACGGAAACTCCGGCAACCGCAGCTCTTCGTAAGGCAG